AACACGCCCGCGCCGCGGGCAAGAAGGGCCGCAAGCGTCACTGACGTGGGCGGCGATCCTCGCCGAGTGGCCGCTCGTCGAGGCTGATCTGCACGAGGTCTACGGGATCGACGTAGGCGCCCCCGGGCTGCTGCAAGCCCGTTCCTGGCGTTGGCTGCGGACACGCATCCTCGCGCTTCTCTCGGCCGAGTCTCGCCTCGCCCGGGTGCTCACCCCTCCGCCCGATGCCTCCCCGACGGGAGGTGCACCCGCCAGGAGGTGAGTCTTCGTGGCCCTCATGGTGGGCGAGCTCGCCGCCACAATCACGATCGACGACTCGGGCGCAGATGCCGGTATGGCGCGCGCCCGCGCTGCGGTGCAGGCGGGCGGCGACCAAATCGCCGCCGCGGCGGATCAGGCCGGAGAGGAAGCGGGCGACCGCCTCGGCGACGGTCCCGCCGAGGGCGCGGCCGACGGCGGCGAGCGCGCGGCCGGCGGCATGGGCACGGCGCTGAAAGGTTTCGCCGCCGCCGCAGTGGGCGGGGCGATCGGTACCGCGCTCATGGGCGGCATCGCCGAAGCCATGGACCGCGGCAAGGTGGCCGGGAAGTTGCAGGCGCAGCTCGGCACGTCGGGCCCGGTGGCCAAGGAATACGGCAAGGTCGCCGGACAGCTCTACTCGGGCGCGATCGTCGAGTCGGTCGCCGACGGCGCCGACATCCTGAAAGGGATCGCGCAGCAGGGTCTCTTGCCGCCCGAGGCGACGCAGGGCCAGATCAAGACCATGGCGACGCAGGTCGCCGATACCGCCTCGGTCCTGGGCGAGGACGTCGGGAAGGTCTCTCGCGCGGTCGGCGTGATGCTGAAATCCGGCATCGCGAAGAACGCGCAAGAGGCGATGGACGTCCTTGTAAAGGGCAGTCAGAACGGCGTGAACTCGGCCGAGGATCTCCTCGACACGTTCAGCGAATACCCCACGCAGTTCCGCGACTTGGGGCTCGACGCGCAGACCGCAATGGGCCTCATGCAACAGGGTCTGCAAGGGGGTGCACGCGACGCCGACACCGTCGCGGACGCCCTGAAAGAGTTCGCGATCCGCTCAAAGGACATGAGCAAGACGTCCGTTGACGCTTTCACGTCGATCGGACTCAACGCCGACAAGATGGCGTCGACGTTCACCAAGGGTGGACCGGAAGCCTCGAAAGCCCTCGGGGAAGTTCTCACCCGCATCAAGGCGATTAAGGACCCTGCCGAACGGAACGCAACGGCGGTCGCCCTTTTCGGCACCAAGGCTGAGGATCTACAGGCGGCCCTTTTTAAGCTCGACCCGAAAACCGCCGTCGCCGCTCTCGGTAACGTCAAGGGCGCGACGGACGCAGCGGGCGACGCAATGCGCGACAATGCCGCGACCAAGTTCGAGGCATTCAAGCGAGCGGCGATCGACAAAGTCGTAACCGTCCTCGGAAACAACGTTGTCCCCGCCCTCGAAAAGGCCGCTGATTTCATCGGCGAGGGTGGCCTCGGCGGCGCGCTGCGCGCGTCGGTGGGATGGATCTCCGAGCACTCGACGGCGCTCTCGATCGCCGCCGGCGTGATCACGCTCCTGATGCTGCCGACACTCGTCGCGCTCGGCATCACCGCGTGGACAACGACGACAGCAGTCGTCACCGGATGGGCCACTCAGACCGCGGCCGGCGTAGCCGCTGCAGCCCGGTTTGTGCTGCTCAACGCCACAATGTTGGCCGGTTGGGTGGCGCAGGGAGTGAGCGCCGGCGCCACCGCGCTACGGGTGGTCGGGGCATGGGTCCTCATGGGCACACAGTCCATGATTCAGGGCGCCCGCATGGCTGCTGCCTGGCTGCTCGCCATGGGCCCGATAGCACTGATCATCGCCGCCGTAGTCGGCATCGTCGCACTCGTCGTTGCCAACTGGGACACCATCGTCTCGGCGACGTCAGCCGCTTGGGATTGGGTATGGGGAAAGCTCAAGTGGGTTGGTCAGGCGATCCTCGATTTCTTCCTAAACTGGACGCTCGTCGGCCTGATAATCAAGCACTGGGATTCCATCAAGAGCGGGACCGTATCCGCATGGAATGCAACCGTGGATTGGGTCCGCGGCATCCCGGGCCGGATCGTCGACTTCTTCCTTAACTGGACTTTGCCGGGGCTGATTATCAAGCACTGGGATTCGATCAAGTCGGGCACCGTGCGCAAGGCCGGCGAAATGCTCGATTGGGTCCGCAGCTTGCCCGGAATGATCGCAGGCTACTTCGGCAATTTCGGCTCGATGCTCTACGACAAGGGCCGTGATCTGATCATGGGCCTGTGGAACGGCATCAAGGGCATGGGCAGTTGGCTGCGATCAACGCTCATGTCTTGGGCCAAGAATTTGATTCCTGGGCCGATCGCAAAGGCGCTCGGAATTCACTCTCCGTCGCGCCTCATGCGAGACAAGATCGGCAAGTTCATTCCCGCGGGAATCGTCGAGGGCATCAAGGCCGGCGCACCCGCGATCGACCGCACGATGCGCAATCTCGTCTCGGTTCCCGCCGACCCGCAGTTCGCCACCGCCGGCGCCTCCGCCAACGGCGGGACCGCGGGCGGGGGTTGGGGCGGTCCGGCAGTCCACATCGAGAACTGGCACGCGGGCGAGGCCACCGCCGATCAGACAGCGGTCGCGCTCGCGTGGCACGCCAAGGCAAGGGGGTGACGAGTTGGCCCCTGGTGATCTCGTCACCCTCCCCGGACACGTGCAGATCGGCGACCTGCTGCTCGGCCCCCGTACCGGCTACGGGTGGCAGACCCTGACCGGGTGGGAGGAGACACCCGCGTACGACTCGGGGACCGTCAACCGGTCGGACGCGCACGGCGCTTACCCGGGTCGGCTGCTCGCTCAGCCGCGGACGATCACCCTCGATGGTGTGGTGATCCGCACGGACCCCGGCCACATGGGCGCCGCGGTCCGTGCTCTGTCCGCGGCGACCGCGCTGCGGGACGACGAGCAGCCGCTCGTGATCCGCCTCGACAACTCCCCGCCGCTGCTGTCGTGGGTGCGGTGCATCCGACGGGTAGTGCCGGTGGGGACGAGCGGGTATGCGATCGGCGTCGTGACAGGGGCCGCAGCTCAATTCGAGGCGACCGACCCCCGCCGGTACAGCGTGGCCGAGCAGCAGGCGACCGCGAACCTCCCACGAGCCGAGCCCGGTCTCGACTGGCACCTCGCCCCCGGCCCCGAGGGAGCGACGTACCCGCTCGACTTCGGCGCCCCGGGCAGCACGGGATCACTGCGCGCCGTAAACGAGGGCGATGCGCCGGCACACCCCACCCTGTTGATCCGCGGCCCGGTCTCCCGTCCGTCGATCACGAACATCAACACGGGCGAGCTCGTCGAGTACGACCTCGACCTCGCCCCCGACGACGGGCTGCTCGTCGACACCCGCGACGGCACGGTGACGCTGAACGGCACCGCGAGCCGCCTCTACACCGCGACCGCGCGCAGCAGCCCCGAGAACCTGTTCACCCTGCCCCCGGGGTCGACCTCGCTGCTCTTCCGCGCTGCCCCTGGCTCGACCGATCCCCGCGCCTCGGCCGAGATCCGGTGGCGCTCCGCCTACTGGTAAAGGAGGACACCCCTTGACCGTGCGCGCCGGATGGCTGCTCCCCACCGGGCAGACCCGTGAAGACACTCGCCTCGTACCGCTCGGCGCCATGGCGCCAGAATCCGCGATGGCCACCCGCGACGGCGTGATCGCCGGCGGTACGGCGCTGAACGCCACCGGGGCCGGCCCCATGCAGGTACAGATCGGCGTCGGCCGCGCCCTCGTACAGGGCACCGACGCACAAGGCGCCTACCCCGTGGCGATCACCGCCCCCGAGACCCTCACCATCGCCGACGGAAACGCGCAGAACCCGCGGATCGACGCCGTGGTGCTGCGCGTGTACGACTCTCTGTACGACCTCGGCGACCAGACCCTCGCCCGCCTCGAAATCCTGCAAGGCCAGCCCAACGCCAACCCGAGCGCGCCCTCGCTCCCCTCGGCCGCACTGCGGCTGTGGGAAGTCACCGTGCCCGCCGGGGTGTCCGCCGGCACCGGGGGGATCACGTGGGCGTCGGCGCTGAACGACAGGCGCCGGTACACCTCGGCGTACGGCGGGATCATCCCGCGCGGGTACGGGCTCAGCTTCTCAGGGTCCTATCCGGGCCAGTACCGCGACAACGGGAGTGGCCTCGATCGCTGGGACGGCGCGGCGTGGCAGACCCTCGACCCCGTGATCGGCTGGACAGCCCTCACCCTGGCCACGGGCTACACCAACAACGGCAACTCGCAGGGGAACGTCAGGTACCGGCGGATCATGCTCGGCGGCGTGCCGCACCTGCAACTGCGCGGCGGCGTCTCGTGGACCGCGTCAGGCAACCCGCCCAACACGGGGAACCTGCTCGCCTCGATGCTGCCAACGAACTGCCGGCCCGCGGCCCTCACCTCCGTAGCGATCGCCGGCGGCGGCGCAGCGATCAAGCTCGATGCCCAGACGAACGGACAACTCCGCCTGATCTCCACCACGGGACTGACGACGTGGGCCGCGCTCGGCGGAGTGCAGTACCCGCTCGACGCGTAAGGGGGGTGATCCTTGATCGCCCCCACCTACCGGGCCGTACTGTGCGACGTCCGCACCGACCAAGTGCTCGACGTCCTGCCCGTCACCGACGTCTCGTTCGACGACTACATAGGCAAGATCGGCTCGGCCTCGGTCACCATCCCCCTGCCAAACCGCGCCATCGCAGCTCGCGCCCGCGCCGCCGTCGAACCGGGCCGTACGGCCCTGTGGATCGAGCGCGGGCGGGAAATCTGGTGGGGCGGCATCCTGTGGACCGCGAACCTCACCAGCAACAACCGGGGGTTTCTCGCCCTACAGGTGCAGGCCGGCGGGTGGGCGTCCTACCTCGACCACCGCGCCGTACTCGACACCCAACTCGCGGAGCAGGTCGACCAGTTCGACATCGTGCGCGGACTGATCGACTACTCGGCCAGTCTGCCCGGCGGCGATATCGGCATCGAGGCGGACCGCGAGCAGCTCTCGGGCGTCAAGCGTGACCGGGTGTTTCGCCGCTACGACGTCCCGCGCATCCGTGAACTGATTGACCAGCTCGCCGCCGTCGAGGGCGGGTTCGAGTGGAGGATCGCGAGCTACCGCGATCCGAACACCGGCCGGCGGATCAAAGAGCTGCAACTCGGCTCCCCCGTGATCCGCACCGGGGCGAGCGACATCATCCTCGACCACCCGGGCCCGATCACCTCGTACGGCTGGCCCGTCGATGCCACCGTGCAGGCGAATACGTGGCAGTCCCGCGGCGCGTCCGACAACCGCAACCAGACGAAAGAGTCACTGCCGCTGATGAGCGAGCCGCTCGTCGACGACGACATGCTCAGGGCCGGATGGCCGCGGCTGGACGGGACCTCGGACTATTCGACGATCACCGAGCAGCAGACCCTCGACGCCCACGCTCGCGCCGATCTCGCCGCCGCGCTGCACCCGCAGACGATCCCCGAGGTGACGGTCGCGCTCGATCGCACGCCGCTTTCGCCGGCCCTGCTCGGGGCCACCATCCGCGTGCGTATCCGTGACCTGTGGTGGGCCGAGGGGCTCGACCGCCGGTATCGCGTCGTCGGCCTCGCGATCTCACCCGCACTCCGCGGGCGGCCCGAAACCGCCCGCCTGTTCCTGGAGGCCGCCTAGTGGCAGCAATCCCCCTCGACCTGCTCGACCGCATCCGCGCTCTCGAACGCGAGGTGCGCACCCTCGCCGGCCGCGCGAACATCCGCCCCGCCCTCGATCAGATCCTGCACGGCGACATCACCATCGGCGAGGGCGGACAGCTCATCGCCCAGACGCCCGAGGGAACCGCGACGTTCAAGGTCGGCCAGACCCCCCAAGGTGACTGGGGCGTGTTCATCCGCCGCGCCACCGGAACGCGGGCGCTCACGGTCGGCGACGACATCCTCGAAGAGGATCAGATGATCCGCATCTGGAGCCGCGACAAGGAACGCCCGACACCCATCCTCATGGATGACGCGTTTAGCGACCGGTTCCTCGGCCGCCCCATGCTGCCGATACAGCTCCACCCC